GTTTTGAAACCAATATTTTCTTCCCAGTACACAAAGGCAAAGCAAGTGCAAGCAGACCTGTATGCCGAAGAGTGCATTGATATCGCAGATGAGGCCAGCCCCGAATACGCCAATGTTTCAAGGCTAAGAGTTGATACAAGAAAGTGGGTGGCCTGTAAGTTGCTTCCGAAGATTTATGGCGACCGACCCCTAGAGCCAGAAGATACCAGCATAAAAGATACCTGCGCAGTTATCGCAAATGGAATCGCCGAGGCATTAAAGGCGAATAAAAAGGACTGCTAAGTGAATGAATTTAATATCCCAGAGCACGAGTACTTAAAGACACAGCTGCATGGGAGTTTTCTTTTATTCTGTCAGACATTTTTTCCGCTTGTGACTTCGAGAAAATTTGAAATCTCAAATCCAACGGGGCGTGAGAGTCATCATAAAATTATATCCAGAGCGCTCACGAAGGTAAGCGATTGCGAGATAAACTCCCTTCTTATCAACATTCAACCTGGTTCAGGTAAATCCGTTTTGCTCTCTATGTGGGTAGCTTGGATGATGTCACGCTATCCTGATTCAAACTTTCTGTATATTGCTTTTTCACATGATCTTGCTTCAAAGCATACGGCTTTTATAAAGCGGGTTATGGAAAACTCACACTATAGAACAATTTTTGGCGTAGATATTCGCTCAGACTCGAAAGCCAAGGACCATTTCAGCACGGTGCAAGGCGGTATTATCCGCGGGTTTTCATCTGGCGGCCCTGTGACTGGTGCGGACGGTGGGTTTATGACGACTGAAAAGCGGTTTACGGGGGCGGTTATATGTGATGATATGACTAAGCCAGATGACGCGTACTCACCCGCGATGCGCGAAAACATCTTGCGCAATTACAGAGAAACAATATTACAGCGTCCTCGCGGTCCTCACGTTCCCATTATCTGTATTGCTCAGCGTCTGCACGAAGATGATATATGCGCGTATATGATGAGCGGTAAAGATGAGCGCAAGTGGGATACCGTTATATTGCCAAGCTTAGATGGCGCGGGCAATGCGCTTTGCCCAGACGTTACAACAAAAGAGCAGCTTATAGAAAAGCGCGAGAAGAACTCGTACACATATGGCGCGCAGTATAATCAGGACCCACTACCGCCAGGTGGCGCACTCTATAAATCCCACGAATTTATCATACTAGATGAAGAACCGGACATCTTAGTAACTTTCTTAGTGGCCGACACAGCGGAAACTTCGAAGAGCTACAACGACGCAAGCGCCTTTATGTTCGCCGGCTTGTACAAGCTTGAGACGGGAGAGTTAGCGTTACACATTTTAGACGCATGGGAGATACGGGTCGAACCACGCGATTTAGAATCACAATTCAAATCATTTTACGCTGACTGTATGCTGCATCGCGTCAAGCCAAAAATGGCAGCAATCGAAAAGAAAAGCACAGGCGTAACGCTGCTCAGTATCTTAGATGGCATGAGAGGCCTTGAGTTGCGCGAAGTTAAGCGTACTCGTGCATCAGGTAGCAAGACCGCAAGATTCTTAGAAATGCAGCCAATCATTGCTAGCAAGCTTATATCATTTCCATCTGGCGCAAAGCATACAGAGTTGTGCGTCAATCACATGATCAAGATTACGGCGAATGATTCGCACGCGCACGACGATCTTGCAGACTGCATGTACGATTGCATAAAAATAGCTCTGATAGACAAAACACTTTATACGGGCGATCTAGATCAGCGAAACAAACGAGTCACGCAGTCACTGGCGAGAGACTTCAACAGGAAATCACGAGCAATTGCAGGAGCAAGATAATGGGTATGTCAAAACGTGGCGACGATAAATTAAAAGATATCAAGAATAAGATTAAGGCATCTGCTGATTACTTCAGAGAAAACTGTGACAGATACCACAAGTTCATGAAGTTTGTATTTGACACTTCCATTACAGAAGTGGATAAGACAAAGCTTGCAACGCTTCAAAAACCCGAGCTAGAATTCAATATCTTAGAAGCATTGATCAGCCGGCTTCGGGGTGAATTCTCAAAACAAGAGCCTAGCTTAGAAGCTAGAGCGGCAGATGGGGTTCCGTTGCAACGCTTAACACCTGAGTTCATCCAGACTATTGATGTTGTGACTGCGCACTTAAGAGAAATCTTCTCAGACGCTACAAATGATGATCTCGGCAGCAAAGTATACGACGGCGCATTAGCGGGCGGATTCTCCGTTGTTAAGGTCTTCACTGAATACGTCAATGAAATGAGCTTTGAGCAATGCATTAAAGTAGACAGAGTCTTTGACCCTACGATGACATTTTTTGACCCCCTAAGTCGTGATTCTCATAAAGGAGATGGAAACTACTGTGGCGAACTGTTCCCAAAGACAAAAGAAGAATTCATTATGGAATTCGGGGCAGATGCAGCCAAAGACATTAAGTTCTCACGCTCTGAAGTAACGTTAGCTACAGGCGCCAACCAAGAATTTAATTGGTCTTATATGAACCAGGACCAAGAGATTTGCCTGGTTGCTGATTACTACGAGAAAGAAAGCAAGCGAATTAAGATTGTTAAGCTAAGCAATGGTCATATCATTAACAAGAAACATTACGAAGATTTGTTGGTTGAGTGGAAAGAAAGAAACTTTACCGAGCAAGCCCCCATCATTCTTGAAGAACGCTGGTCCGAGATTCAAGTGATTGTTCGATACCATATATGCGGAGAAAAGATTCTGGATAGAGTGGAGACAGATTACAAATATCTGCCATTAGTATTCGTGGACGGGAATTCTGTTGTATTGCGTAGAAAAGAATCTGGCGCATCGGTTCAGATGACAAGACCCTATGTGTATCACGCCGAAGGGGTTCAGAAGCTCAAGAATTTCAGCGGGCAAACGGTTGCAGCCGAAATCGAAAACATGGTCATGCATAAGTGGTCAGCCTGTGTTGAGGGTATACCGGAAGATTATATTGATGCTTACCAGAATCCTCAGCAAGCTTCTGTTATCGTTTACAACGCATATTACAAAGATGATCCAGACAAACCGTTGCCACCCCCTCGCGAAATTCAACGCACGCCTACGCCTCCGATTGTTGAAGCAACCTTTATGGGAAGCGATGCGGTGACCCAGGCCATTCTTGGCTCATACGATGGCGTTCTCGGGATTAACGGCAATCAAATCTCTGGCGTAGCGATACAGCAAGGCGCCATGCAATCGAATGCTGCTGCGTTGCCGTATCTAACGAACTACATCAGAGCGCTCAACCGTATTGCTCAAATTATTATCGACCTAATACCAAAATATTACGTCACACCCAGAAGCCTTCCGGTTCGCGGCATTGATGGAAAGCGTTCATATCAAATCATTAATGATCCGAATGACGAAAACTCCATCAACATGTCCTACGACCCTAACGACTTGCAAATCAAGATTGAAGCAGGCGTAAACTCAGCGGTTCAAAAGCAAGTAGCCCTAGACCAAATCATCAAGATGATGCAGGCTTCTCAACTGTTTGCTCAGTTCATTAATACATCAGGCCTTGAAACCATTATCGACAACATGGATATCCGTGGCGTTGATGCGCTGAAAGAGCAGGCTATGGAGTTCATGAAACAACAGCAACAAGCTCAAGAAGAAGCTAAAGAGAAGGGCGATCCAATGCTTCAGTTGGCTCATGAACAGGTTGAATCCGAGCATGAGGTTGGGATGGCCAACGTTGAAGCTAAGCGCTTGAAGGACGAAGGAGAGCTCTCTGTAGCTACCGCCAGAGTTGCTGTTGAAAAGCAAAAGGCTGACACACAGTTCTTACAGATGATGGCTCAGATTAAATCTAATCAACAGAAGTCAGAGCTTGAAAAGCAAAGAACCGACTCTCAGAATGCCCAAGAGGCTGTGGAGCTGGCCCTTAAGATTGCCGGGCATCATCATGATGTTAGGATGAGCGATGAAGGGGGCAATGACGGGGAATGAGTTATTGCAAGCAAAGGAGTTGCGGCGGAGAAGCGGTGCTAAATGGGTTGTGTGAGAAGTGCTCAAAAAAGCCAGACGATCAACCCATAAAATCTATCAGCGCAGGCGTAGATCTCCGCAGATGCCGAGTAGCGGAGTGCGGAAGGAAGCATCATGCAAAAGGATTGTGCGCACTTCATTACAAAAGGGTGAAAACTGGCGCAACAATAGAGAGATCTCCATCAAAGAGATCTCTATCTAAGAATGAAAATAAATTTAGAGCACCTTGTCACAGTAATTTCTATGACACCAGAGACATGAGAGACCGCAGAGAAGCAGAGGTTTTGATCAGGATTCAGCATGGAATGCTGATATCCCGATCTTCAGAAGAGATAAACACCAGATAGCGCTATCTTTTCTTCTTTTTCTTGATCTTTGCCTTTGGAATTTCTTCAAACTCAGCATCAACGGGGGCGGACTCTATAATTTTTCGCGCCTCCTCCATTCCCCTTTCATACCTATCGCTCTTAGACTGTATTTCTGACCTGAGAACATTGAGATGATGAACAGCCTGCTTGCTCATCTCAGACTCACAATAAGCAAGCAAATAGTCAACAATTAGCTGACGACTTACACCGAGCTCAAATGCTATCTCTTCTGCACACCGATCTTCATTCCATGCGGCCCTAACTCCAGACATTTCATCCGGCGTTAATAATTCTTTTAACTCTTCAATTTTTTTCACTTAACTAAACTCCTAACCCATTCTTCTATCTCAACTCTAAGATACATAGGTCTCTTTGTTATACCTCTGGTTGACCTTGGGAACCCAGACATCTTTGTAAGCTCAAAGAATCTGGTCTTCTTAACCCCAATAATCTCCCTGGCTTCCTTTGCGTAAACAAGCATCGCGCCATTCATGTCCTTCCTCCCATCAAAACGACTACGAACCAATATAAACCATTTCGGAGTATTTTCCAAAATGGAAACAACTGCGCAAAATAAAATCGCGCAACTATTAAAGTCCGGTTTAGAACGATAGAGAACCAACGTGAACCGAATAACGAATAAGAACATAAGTTCCATTTTGGAACATTTGCCACAAGCTGGTAACTTCATTTTATTGGTGCACCAGGGCACATTAAATCTTGGGTATATACCGAACTATCGGGTTTTGAATAGTCGCACACTCAAGCGCATGAGGAATACACCGTCACGGGGATAAGTGAAAAATGAACGAAGAGGTAGTTGAGGTTGTTGAGCAGCCGGAATCGATAGAGCCTGAAAAGATGATATCGGCCGAACGTGTCAGCAAGATTGTGAAAGCCCGGGCCCATGAGGCAGCAGAGGCGGCTAGAGCAGAGGTTAGATCGGAGTACGAGAAGAAAATGGAACAGATGCAAAATATGCAACAGTCACAGCAGGTACAACCGTCCGGAATGGGTGGCATGCAAGCTGAAGACATGGACCGTATTAAGCAACAAATCATGGACCAGTTTCGAGCCGAACACGAGAAAGCCCAAGCCGAAGCCGCTCAGAAAGCATACAAGGACGAGATGGCCGGAATAGCGGACACCTATTTTAAAAAGATAGATGGCGCGAGAGAAAGACATCCCGATATTCATGAGCTTTCGGCCAAGTTTAAGCCCGAAGCATTTCCACAATTAACTTTCCTTCTTGCGAAAATGGAAGAAGCCCCGGACATCGTAAAAGAACTCGTGGCCAATCCATATAAAATTGCGAACATCGATTACTTGGCCAGAACCAACCCCGAGTTGGCGATGGGCGAGCTAAAGAAACTTGGGGATTCTATTCAAATGAATCTTCAGGCGCAAGCAGGAATGAAGAGTCCCAACGCTCCTTTGTCACAAATTAAGCCGTCCACGGTGGGTTCTGACAATGGCGTTAAGAGTATTCGCGACCTAAGGCAAAGTAGAATGTTGCGAGGGTAATTCTAGCCATTGTCAGACATGATTTTTTAATTATGGAGACAATATTATGGCCGTTCCCGATAATGATCTAAAACAGGTGCAAACCTACCAAGAGTCTAACCTTGCGTACTTGCAGAATTTAAACTGCTTCGTATCTACTTGTAATACAAAGTTTAAAGACTTTGAAAACTTAACCGGAAACTTGGGTGACACTGTTACTTACAGCAAACCACCTCGTATGACGTCAACAAATAGCTTGATCGCTAATTTCCAATCCGCTGACCAGCGCTCGGAAACATTGACTGTTGACCAGCAAATTTCCGTTTCATACGCATTCACATCACAACAATTAATTTTTAATGTTGAAGATTATATGCCTCGATTCGGGATGGCTGCGCAAGAAGAAATGTCTGCGAAGATCGAAGCGAACGTAGCTAATAATTGCGTTACTGCTCCTTACCGTTTTTACGGCGATGGCGTGACTCCAATCAATAGCTTCAATCAATTAGCTTCTGCTTTGTCCTTATTCCGTAACTATGGCTCAGCCAAAGGTATGGCAAAAGGTTACCTGCAAGATACTGCTATTCCTGCGATCGTCGGCTCTGGTTTAAACCAGTTTGCTCAAAATCGTAACAACGAACTAGCAAACTCTTGGGAACTTGGGGAATTCAGCCGTTGCGAATGGTACACAAGCAACTTGTTACCTATTCACACTGCTGGTAACGCTGGGATCAATGGCGCAACTATGACCGTTTATGCCACCACATTAAATGCTGATGGAGCGGTTACTGCTATTACCTTCACCGTTTCAGGCGCGCCTGGCGTGGATGCGAATTCTGTTAAGGCATACGACAAATTCCAATTCAACGACGGCGTTTCCGGTCACCCGAATCTTCGTTATCTCACATTCACCGGTCATAGCCCATCTGCCGTTCCTGTGCAGTTCGCTGCTACAGCCAATGCCGCATCCGACGGCAGCTCTCGTGTAACAGTGTTGATCAACCCTCCCTTGCAAGCCAATGCAACGAATGCACAAAATCTAAGCTACCCAATTGCTGTCGGGATGACATGTTCTGTTCTTCCTTCGCACAGAGCTGGGTTGATTACTGCTGGTAATGCGTTCTACTTGGCCATGCCAAGATTGCCATTGCAGGTTCCATATCCTACTGCTAATAAAACAGACCCAGATACTGGCGTTTCTTTTAGACAAACAATGGGTTCAAGCTTTGGGCTAAACACAAACGGGATGGTCCACGATTGTATCTGGGGATCTAAGCTGACCGAAGAATATTCGATGTCTGTAATTTTCCCTGTTTAAGACTTAACCTGAGGGCTTCGGCCCTCTAGTCTTTGTGTGAAACAATTTTAAGGAACAAATAAAATGGCACTTACTCCAAATATCCCCATGGTTAACCTAGGGAACCTTTACTTGTCACAAATGAATATGGCTTGGGTTTCAGGGACAACTTTAACAGTTGCTGCTGGGCAAGCTCGTGACTCTACAAACACTAATGACATCGTATTGGCTGCTTTGGTTACAATCAATGCTGCAGTTAATGGTGCCAACGGTCTAGACACTGGCGCATTAGCTAACGACACGTTCTATGCGGTTCATGTTGTTGCAAGCTCAATCTATGGCGGAAACTCTGCGGCTGATGATTACTTAGCTCCTTGTGCTATGTTATCTACTTCTGCAACAGCTCCTTTGTTGCCCGCTGGCTATGACATGTTCAGACGCGTTGGTTATGTTTTAACCAGTGGCGCTGCTGCGATTTTAGACTTTACCCAACGTGGTAATGGCGCGAATCGTAACATGTGGTATGGGGCTGCGATTGCAACCAACATCACTGCTGGGGCTTCTGCCACATTTGCTGCGGTTACTGCTTCAGCTTCTGTTCCGCCTCTTGCTAAAGAAGTGTTCATTAACGCCATCCTAACTGCGGATGCTGGTGCTACTCGTACCGCTGCATTGCGTGACGGGGCCTCTTCTTCTGCAGCCGGTCAAGTATTCATGTCTTCACCAGCCTCTACTGTAACGACAGCTTCTTTAATCTGTCCTTGTGGCGCTTCTGGTGACATTGACTACATTGTATCCAATGCTTCAGCAGCAATCGCGTTGAATGTAGCCGGTTACTTAGACGCTCTCTAAGGAATAAATGATGACTTATACCG